CGCAGAGATAGGTGTCATCACCCTGTTTCATCTGGCCGATAGTCAGAACCATCGCTGGTATCTGGTTGACCAGACCCTGGATGGCTGACCGTGGCTGGCAGGGATAGCCCTCAAAGCCTTCTTTTGTATGGTGCAGCACTAGCACTGCTGAGTTGGTATCTCTTGCAAGATACTTCAACTCCTTCATTGCTGCTCGCATACCCTGGAATTCTTCGTGACCGTCCATTGCTATGTCCATTAGATTGTCTACGACAATTAATGTGGGGCTTCTACCCCATACAGTTTCAAATGCTGATACCTCGTCATCTAAATCTTTTAGAGTGGGAGTTGATTCAAAGGACCAGAACAAATGATTGTTCATAACTAGAACTTCTTCTGCTTGCTTTGGGTCACGCTTGAGCAACTGTTCGGCTGCTGTCTGCGTGATACGGCTAGACATAGCGAGCAACCGCATTGCCATAGTGTGAGCGTTGGTATCTGCGCTGAAATACAGCGTAGGTACCTTGGCTCTGGCTGCGATTGCCAGTGCAACAGATGACTTACCAGCACCAGGAGTGCCAGCAATCATCGTGATTTCTGCACGGCGCAGAATAATTCCCGCTCGCTCAAATGCCGCAAAAGCGGGGGGCAATGGTTCTCCCCCCACCTCTGCTTTGCTGATGCTACGTTTTAGTGTACGCATTACTTCACTTGGTCTGGAACAAATGTGTTCCACTCTGGTGAGCCTGCTCTTACATAATCATTCTTGCACTTATCAAATGCACCCTTCGGTGCTGGACAGAAGTAGCCACGATAAGTCTTACCGTCTTTACCTGTGCCTTGGATGGCTGTCATCTTGCCGTGTGCACAACTACGACCGCCTCCGATTGATGGTGCTGATGTAGATGCCCAGTTGTTACCTGGTGCATTGTCAATGATGGATGCGCCGAGCGCTGCTGCTACTTGCGCTGGTGCCATTGGTGCTGCCGCTGCTGGGGCTGCGCCTCTAACTGCTGCCTCAAGTTCTACTACTGCTGACTTGAGTGCGTCTATTGAGTTTGCTACTAGGTGGTCAAGGTCTTCGCCGTGCTCTGCACGGACGGTGACAAGACTACCTGCTGGTGTCTTTACTGTGATACTGATTGGTGCTTCAGTGCTAGCCACTGATTGTCTCCTGTTCTTCAAATGGGGTAACGAGACCTTTCTTGTCTCGCCATTGTCTGACCTTCATTGCGAATTGTACTCCCTTCCAGCCTTCTGCTATATCAATCCAGACAAGTTTGCACAAGCCTGTACCTGCAGGAAGATGGATGATGATTGCTTTTTCTTTGTTGACGTCTCCCCATTTACCACGGGTTGCCGTCTGCGTGTCATAAGGCAACCCGTTAGCATAGATTGCTAACTGGATTGCTATGTTATTGGGATGGTCTATCCGACCTGTCTTTATATCCGCAATGAATAGTTCGCCATTGTATTCAACAAGTCTGTCTGGTGTGCCAGCAATCTTGTATTTGTCAAGCACACAGAATTGTTCAATGCGAACCTTATTAAGTTGTTTGGTTGTCTGCTCATAGGCTCGGATGTCCCCTGCCCACTCGTCTGGGATAGGTCCAAGTTCCTGTCCCAAATCTAGTTTCTCTGTGAATGCGTGAAGTGCTGTCCCAATAGTCGCTGCACGACTAGCGCCTGCTACTTCCATAGCATCCTCAATGTATTTATTGATAGCCATCTTGTCATCTTGCGATGCATTGATTGCCAGCAATAAGTCGCTGCGTATTGTCAATCCGATGGCTGCCATCCGCATCTTCCAAGCGGTCAATGCTGCTGGGTCATCAAGACTGTTGGCTATTGTCGTAGCCCGTGTATATGCCACCTTCTTACCGCCGCTAGGCGGGACAATAAGAGGGCGGCCATAACGGTCCCGCTCTATTTCTACTCGCGCCATTCTGTCCTTGAGTCTCCTTGTTAGAGAGGCAGGCTGGAAAGGAGACTAATCAAAACCAGCCTGCGCTCGTTGCTGAATAGTACCAGACTGGAAAAGGAACTGAAACAATCTGGCACTATTCAAGTCGGCGTGTTACTGCTCGTCTACGTTGCGAACGTCCAGGTTCCAGTCATCTACCTGGCTGCCATCAAACTCCAGTGACATATTGTTCTCTACCATATCACGGGCTTCATCTTCGCTGGTAGCCTCAATGTCTGTGATAGTGAAGTCAATGGTGCCGCTGACTGTGAAGTAACGCTTTAGTCTGTCGCAACCAATCTCCTCTAACATATCATTGATATCACCAACAGAGATGGTTATATCCTCAACACTTGGGTCAAAGTCTTCTGCAAAGAAACTCCATACAGTCTGACGGATTAATTGAACTTTATCCCAATGTTTGCTGGCAGTGTTGACAGCGTTGCTTAGTTGCTCACGCAACTCATCTCGTTCTTTGATGGCTGCAATAGCCATATCTTCGGTGAACTTGGTAGTCACACCGTTGCTATCTGTGTATAATATTTCCATTGTTAGTCTCCTATTTCTTCTACTGTAGTTATTTCCCAATCGTGGTCCTCTTGAGAATCATCAAGAATATCATTGACTAATTCTCTTGCGTGCAGTTCATCTTCTGCTTCTATTGTGTAGTCTCTGTGTGTGCTGATTGATTCACTCACAGTTCTTACTTTATACTTTGGCATATAGTCTCCTTATGCTGTTAGTAGTTCTAGTGCTCTGAGTTTTAGGTTATCAGAGCCACCTGACATCGCTCTGATGCCAGATGCTGTGCCTTTATCTTTCTTACCGTGGTCAAGATACTCAACCACTGCCTGCCACAAGCCGAACTCCGTGCCGCGGATGTTCTCCTGGGTAGGACTATTAGAGTAGATGTTCATAGCCGCGTGCCGTGCAGTATTAGCACGAGTCAACTGCTGTTTTTCTCCAGTAGATAGTAGAGCAATCGGCTTGTCCTCAATCGTGCTGGGTAGCGGGAACACCTTCTTGAAATAGTTCAAGGCATTCTCACGGGTAGCCTCTTTGGCTACCAACTTGTTGGCTACATCTGAGTATGCCTCAACATTCTCATAGGACAACTGCAAGATATGCCGCACCTCTGCCAGGTCTAACTTGCTGTTAACTGTATGGCGTAGGGTGTAGGTGAACTTGTTTTTATCCCGATAGATTTTGTTAATCTGATTGGCACACCATAGCCGCTCAATGATTGGCTTGATGACCACTGAACTGCTGCCATCGTGGCTAGTCTTAGCCAAGATGAATGCTGTATGTGGGTCATTGGCTACCTGAATATCATATGGTAGTTGCAATAGCATCCACACTTTTGCACCGCCGTCATACTCACCGGCGGCTGCATAGCGAGCCTCACCTGAATCAATCAGACTATCCAATGCACTGAACAACTCACCATTTTGTAGAGGCATATAACGCTTGCCAACTACACCGATGTTAGTAACCTGCCCAAAGGGCGTGGTCTTGGTTACTGCTAGTTTGTTCTTAACTGGGATAGATACTGGCTGACCTGCACCTGGAATGGTGTAGGTAGAGTGCATTTCGTGCAGAGATACTGTCCAGTCAAGACCTGCTTGTCTGGCTACATCTGTTGCTGATGTTGCTGTTACTGCTGTGCCTGACTTGACCCAGTTGGATAGGTTCTTTGTTGGTACTGCTGTTGCTGTTGTCATACTGATTCCTTTTCTGCTACTCGTAGTAGTGCCCACGAGTTATTCTTATTTACTTCTGCTAGTAACTCAGCAATCATTTCTGTTCCTGCTTTTTGGAAGAAAGCATTGCGTTCATCTTCTGGCATATGGATAATAGCCTTAGCCGTTGCGTCAGAAGATTCCTCATTGATTACTGTTTCTAGTTCTACTATATGTTTGATTATCACTGTAGTCTCCTTATAGATATTTGGTGATGCCACCATAGGTTGCAGTGCTAATAAGTTCATCATCGCACATCTTGAGAACACGGATAGCATTCTCTATTTCTTCTTTGTTATCTTTGTATTGCCAGTCCGCCATAGATTCAAACTCCCGTTTAGGTTCTTCGGGTAACTTGATTGTGTCAGCAGGTAAGTCAAAGTCAACATTGATATTGCCATTGTAGCGAACATTGATTCGTACATTTTCTGCTTTAGCAAACTTAGTTGTTGCTAATTTAGTTACTTGCTTTTGCCA